TCGTATTGTGCAGGTTCAGCGTGTCTGCCATATAATTGTCAAGGTCAACGTACTCGCCAAAGCTAATGTCCTCAATGCTTGGAATGAATCCGAAGGTCTGCCCACCAAGATTGAACTCCTGCTTGAGGGATGGCTTGGTGCCAAACATACCATTAAGTCGGTTGACTACCCCTGCAAGGCTTTTGAACTTTACGTTGGGCAACTTGGCAAGAGGCACTCCGCAGAATATCTCAAGCATCTTGTGACTGAGGAACTCCTCATCGCCATCCAAGCGCACGAAGCGTTGGTATTGGTCAAGCGTTATCTCCGACAGGTCGGTGGGTACAATTACCTTTAGTTCCATTATTAAAATAACCTTTTAGTTTTAGCGTATGGCATACCTGCCAAAGTTAGGGCGGCTGAGTTTGTTATACGTTGCATATCGCAGCGCATCTATGGCGTGGTTGAATGCATCTATGGGTTTGTTCAACAGGTTGCCGTTCTTGTCTTCTACCCATTTGTAGTTCTGAAGCTCCTTGATTAGGTTGCTGCTTCGTGGGGTTACGAATAGCTTGTGCCGCTTCAGTACGTCAATGCCCACTATAACGCTATCTGCGCCCTTCTGCGTGGGCTTCACGTTCCATCCCATACGATGCAGCTCCTCAATACTTTTAGGCTCTGCAGAGTCAGCAAACACCTCAGTCCTCCTATCAAGGCCAAGAGAGGCAAGCACGTTGCTGATGTCGGGGTTGGTCATACCCGTTCGGTAGATAAGCTCATCCACATACAGATTGTCACCCGACTTGTAAACTGCCACAAGTGCCGTTGGGTCATTGGTGTACCCAAAGTCCATCCCGTGACATAAGAGCGTGGCATCCGTTGGTATCTCTGCCTGCCCGTATTGAAAGATAGTAGCTCTGCTCATCCCACGTTCACCGAGTCCGTAGATTCTCCAATAGTCGCTATCGGTATCACGCAAGCGTTCTATTTCATTTCGGATGCTGCTATCAAGGAACGGGTTATCAAGGTAGGTGGTCTGATGGAAGTCGCAGTCATCACGGGTCACCACCTTATCATAAATCCAATGGAACGCATCCGAAGGGTTGTAGTCAAGGATTGCCCTGTCTTCAGTTCGCATAATAAGCTGCTGCCAATCCTCAAACGTCAGCTCGTTGGCTTCGTTAATGTACAGAAGGTTGCGCTTGCGCCCTCGTATTTTCTGCGGTTGGTCAAGGCTTATGAACTCCACAAGGTTGCCATTCAGATAATACTCGTGGCTTGACCTGTTGTGGTAAGCCTCGTTGTACAGGTCGTTGTCACGAAGTATCTCAAAGAAGTCCCGCATCACCGAAGCACGAAGCGAAGGGAACGTCTTACGACATATCGTAATTGTCTTGTTGCTTTCTGTTGTGCTATAATAGAAAATCACCCATAGCAGGATGTTGTACGTCTTCCCACTACGAGTACCGCCCTGCTCCACGACTATCTTCTTGTCGCTGCGCTTTAGGTGGTTATATACTTTATTGGTCTGAATCTTCTCCAAGCACTTCAATTTGAAATAGCTTGCCCGAAGATACGTCTACCTCTTGGCGTTCCACGTATCCACGCTTCTTGCCTTTGGTCTTTAGAAAGAAGATAGTAGCGGTGGAGTTGCCCTCCTTTATCTGCTTGTGCAGTTGGCTCTCTGCGAAGTCAATCGCTACGTCTGATAGTTCTTCGACTGCTGCTTTGTATTCTTTGTCCTCTTGCATCCATCGGTAATGCGTTTGCCGTGATAGGTCAACGCTCTTGCAAGCAGACGTAACTACCCCGAGAGATTTCTCCAACGCATCAAGCATTGCCTTTTTATGGATGTCACTACTTGTCATTCTTCTCTGCTGATTTAAAAAATTCTTTATCAGAATATGACTTCAGTTCTTCTTGTCTTTTTTTCAAAGAATCCATATGAACAGGGTCTAATCTTTTTTTCTCTCGTTCTGTTTTTACTTTGCGGATTCGCTTTATCTCACCATCCAAAGGTTCGCACTTCCACATTTGCTCAAGGGAATAGTAAACAACAGAATACCTGTACGATGAATTGTTTTTGTATTGTATGTCCGATACCCCGTGAAGAACATCTTGTCCATTAAAAATTGTTAAGGTGTTGTCTGCAACCTCAAGAGCAATGTCTAATTCGGGAATTACAAGGTGACCACCAATGATGTCGCTTTTGAATACAACCATATTTGAAAGCACTCCTTTGAAGTTCCCTGCATCATAGTGATATTTAAGCTGATTGTTTTTATTTACTATGCCACTTGTAAATGGGGATGCTCCTATTGTCCAATCACTCATCACTCGCTCCTTAACAGTTTCTGTGTGGTGTTCGTATTGTTTAGGGAAGTACTCTTTGTAGTAGTCAACCAACTCACTTACGAAGTTTGTAATTATGTAATGTTGCTTCGGGTAGTTTTTAGCCATTGCCGTAACGGTGCAATAGTCGTGGCGCATTGCAATTCTTGGGGAGTATCCGAATATATTGGATGTTGATTCAAGTCCTCTGCTTCTTTTGCCCGTTGAGTATTTCTGATTTTTCACTGCCCATCGCAAAGCAGAAGTATCAGTTTCTAATTTTTTGTAAAAGACAACAGGCTCGTTATTGACGTAAATAATACAGTCTTCTTTGATTGTTGTACTTACGTCAGAAAGCAAGGCAGTTCGTTTTCTGAACTTATCCTTGTCTATTGGCTTGCGCTCAAGGTCTATGCGTTTCATAGTTTCTTTGATTTGTATTGTTCCCCTACAAGTTTAGGTTCATAGTACCATCTCTTGTCTTCCTTAACAATTACGTTAACAGTTGGGTCAATGGATTGGAATATCTTTATTTCATTTGCCGCCTGTTGCTTTCTGTCAAACGCTTGGTGACCACCTGCTCCGCTGCCAACGGGTTTACACTTTATAGCGTGCCGTGCGCAGAATAAAGTAAACTCATTATTGTTTACCATTTGGAAGAACTGATAAAAGTCTTCAAATGTATTTACATCCTCGCGAGGCCTAAACGAGGAGGTTCTAATCAAATAACAAGTTTGTACTCTTTTATTTATGTGCGTAAATAGCTTCTTGCTTTTTGCGTAAAATTCAAAGTCATAAGGGAATACAATAGCACCTAACGACTTATGTTTTAAAAAGTATGCAAGCATATCCTGCAGGTCTTCCGATATATTACCAACTGCCGAAACGTCATCGTCTATCTTAAAAATAACATCATAGCCGTTTTGCTCTGCATATTTTTTACCTTCCGACAATGCATAAGAAATACCTGCATTGCTTCTTTCAAGCATTAACTTGTTTGGGTAGTCATACTTTTCGTAGTCCTCCTTTTCTAATAGAACGATTGTATCAATTCCCAATGAGTCAACAAAGGGTCGGCATACTTTCTGAAATACATCAGGTCGTTGCTTACTTGGGATTATTGCTATTGCTTTCAAGTAAATAGATAATTACGTCTGTATTGCTTTCTAATTGATTTTCTTTTGCAAGTGCCTCAAGTTTTTGAAGGACATACTCATATTGTTGGTTGTCAAAGTACAGAGTTATCTGCTTAACCTTTGAGTTTATGTATCCATCAAGAGCTTCGTCAAGCATATCCTTGTCAAACTCAGGCTCTTTGTCATCGTCAAAATATGCCGATGGAATATCTACTCCCCAATTAAACAAATCCTTTACCTCCCACTCGTTCGCAAGCAAGTCCCAATCCCATTCACCGAATCCTACGTTGTCCTTAATGATGAACTCATCCTTCTGTGCATCGGTAAGTTTGTCTGCTATGATGATGGGCACTTCCTTCAGTCCTGCGGCAATACAAGCCTTGAGGCGCATATTCCCTCCAAGCACGACCATATTGCTATCTACTACGATTGGGCGCAGCTCAAGCATCTGCGGGAACTCCTGTATAGACTTTACAAGCTTCTTGAACTTGTCATCCTTTATGATTCTTGGATTCTTGGGGTTTGGTATGATTGTACCGATTGTTGCTCTTTGCATAACTAAATAACTCTTTTTGATAAATGGTGGTTGTGAACTTCGTAAAGGTAGTCCTTCTTTAGTTTAGTTCCGAAGTCAGCCTCGTGGTGGCAAGACCTGCATAATGCCATAAGGTTCTCGATGGTATCAGCAATTTTGCTTCCACCCATCCCTCTTGGTTCTATGTGGTGAATGTCTACGGCTTTGCCTTGACATACCTCGCAGGGAATGAAGTCGGTTGTTGTGTAGCCCATTCCCTTGAGATAAACCTTTGTGTGGTTCTTCACCTTTGGTAAATCCAACAATCATCAATAAACGTGGCGTGTGGCAGCAGTTCATCAACGGCTTGGATTACACCCTTCCAATTCTCGTGGTAGTCATCTCCTGCGATAAAGCCTCCCTTCTTTACTTTTGGGAGCCATAGCTTGATATCTTCTTTTACCGCCTCATAGGTATGGGTGAGGTCTATGAATACCACGTCAAGGGATTCATTGAGAAACATTTTTGCCGCTACTTTGGATTCTCCTTTGATTACATTGTACTTACGCTCACCCATATTCTCTAAGAACAGGTCGTAGATGTCTACCTCCGTTGCGAGTTTGTGGGTGGTGGTGAGTTCGTTTGGTGAACCCTTCCAAGAATCTATGATTGTGATGTTTTGGGATGTTGCTTTGTCGCATAGGTAGGCCGATGACTTACCGAGCCACGCCCCCAACTCCACGAACGTGCCGTCTTCGGGCATATTGGCAAGGAGGTAGTCGTATGCTGCTTGGTGGTTGAACCACCCTTCTATGTCTTTTGATGCTTTCATCGTAATGCGTTATAGTAGCAAAGGTACTGCTCTACGCAGATAAGTGTGCCTTGTTCGGATGCTGCTTGGGCAAAGGTGCCGTCTGCCTCGTAGGTCATTTCAAAGCGTAGGTTGGGCAGGTCGTATGGCTTGAACATATAGCAGGCGGTGTCTATGTTGCCGACGCGGGGTTGGTCGGTAGGGCGTAGCCTACCTATTTGCCCCCACGTTACGATAGAGCAATCAAGGGAATGCAAGTTGCTCCACTCCTCAAGGAACTTTGGATGCAGGATATTGTCATCATCCAAATAATACACCCAATCTTCTTTGGTAAAGGAATCAGCATACAATTCAAGGAACTCATTGCGTAGGGGGTTACCCATATCCCCCGTGCGTGTAGAATAGTGTGTGACTGATGCGCCTGTTGCTCCCTTAAAATCGGTAGCAGCATCCATCATCACCACCCACGTTGCGTACGCAGGGATATGTTGTTTTAGCCTTACGAGGTTGTGAGGGCGTGAGCAGGGCGTGACTATGTAAAGCATCGCAGTTCGTTTATCTTATCCATCGTGAAGTCCTGCACATACTCGTATAACGATTCCGTTAGGTCAGCAACTTGGTTGGGGTTTTCTTTTAGCCTCTTGATTGCTCCTGCCCATTCGCTCGGGTGTTTTATGGCAATGCAGTTATCCTTTGTGATGTAGGGTGAATAGGGTTGCGTGTTGCTCACTATCAGAGCGCACTTGCTGAACCCTGCCTCAAGCATCTTTAGGTGCGACTTGCACTTGGCAAACTCGGAAGTGCTTAACGGCACAAGGCTCACATCAAAGAACTCGTAGAGTTTATGGTAGTGTGTTGGTGGCATCGTAGGAAGCCTATGGCTTGCCTTCATAATATCGGGGTAGCCATCTACCTCTGCCACATAGCCCTGATAGCCTTCAAGGTTGATTGTGGACTCTCTTACGTCTGCTGCGTGGTGGTTGCCTCCGATATAACCAAAGCGCACTTCTTCGCTTGGCTCTCTCTCTACCTGCCACGTTGGAACGCTGATGGCATTGGGAATGATTCGGATGTTGGTATTATACTTCTTGACCTTTGAGGCAAGGTGCTTGTTTGTCACCCATACCTCATCAGCCGCTTTCATAGAGCGCACAATGCGCGTTCTCATCTGCTCAACGTAAAGACCTTGCAAGGGATGCGTAGGTGGCAGCACCCACCAATCATCATTGTCAACGATTAACTTGATGCCCTCCTTTCGGCAGAGCTTTACAAAGTCCTCAAACGGCTCAACAGGGAATGTCCGTGAAGAATAAATGTGCGTGACCTTCGGCCACATCTCGGGGTCTATGTCCGTTATCTTCTCAATGAAAAAGACATCTACATCCTTGTGGCATATCAAGGGTGCAAATGTCCTGTGGTGAGATACTCCAGAGTTCTGCTTATGGAACGCGAGAACGAATGGTCTATCCATTCTTACGCTCCAAAAACTTGACCCACATCCGAGCAGCTACGGCTCTGCGTTGGGGCTTGAAGGGGTAGGTGCTACGGAGCCTTGCCATTGCTATCCTCATAAATTGCTCTCTCATAGCGATAAGTCGTGTTCGGTTAGTAGCGAATGAAGTTTGTCTCTTGTTCCCTCGTAAGCTTTGTGAACCTCATCAGGCATTGAATCAGGAGCGTACTTGGTCAAAGCTCGCAGTTCGTTATCCATTACCCACATAGCGTACTTCCATTTAGCTCCATTGACTGCATCTTGGAACTCCTCTTGCTCATCAGGTAGGTTGTATTCAAGTGTTGCTTTCATTTCTCTTTTGTGTTAAAGACTGTTTTGTTTTCCTGTGGGTAGTAGGTATAACCATTCGTACTATCCTGTAGATTTTCTTGATTGGTGTTAAAGGTTTCGTTGTAGTAAGTTTCGCCCATCCATTGCACAAGACCTTCTTCATTGTAATCCCAACCTTGTTTAACTGCATTCTCAATCTCCTCCTTGTGCATTGCTTTGGCTTGTTCAAAGCTCATCTTAACAGCCTCAAGTAAATCACCATCGTGTTCAAAGTGTGACTTAAGGTTGTTGTAAATCCATTCAATACTGCTCTGTTTCATTTCTCGTTGGTGTTAAAGTGTTCCGACAATCGTGTACGAGTCTAAGTCCTCCCCTAAGATAAAGAACTGCTTGTATAATTCAATAGCCTCTAAAGTCTTGCGCTCTCCCTCTGCCACGAACTCTGGACTCACCGAGTAGATGCCTATGTCAAGGCTCGCCTTGTCAATAGCGATAAAGTAAAACTTGTCAATCGGAACTCCAAAGAGTCGGGTGTAGATAAATGCCTGCACATCGTATCCGTATTTCTTTGCGGAATAGGGGAATGCTCGGAGGTCGGTTGTTGTTTTTAAGTCAGCCAAGAAGCCGTCTGCATAGATGTCAGCCTTCGCCCTAAAGGGCAGGCCGCCAATCATACCAATCTTCGGCACTTCAAACTCGCAGCCTGTGATAAGACCAAGCACGTTCTCATTGCGCAGGAGCGCATCAGAGATGCGTTGCGCCTCGTTGTACTCCTTACGGGTGCATAGGTTGCGCTTGCCCTTTGCATCCTGCCAAGCCTTTGCGTTCTTACTCTGCACCTCAATCACCTCGTAGTCCGCTACTTTGTGCGGCTCTAAAGTCATAAGGTGAACGAGTCTGCCTACCGCAAACGCATCGGAGTCCTCGCTGCCATATTTTGTAACGTAGTGGTACGTCTTTGGTGATGTCAGCAGCAGCTTGCAAGCAGAGGAGGACAGGGCGTTCTTGCCGAGTACCCCGTAGTAAAAGTCATCATCGTGCATCTTCTCAAGGATTGTGTCCATATCCCAAGTGCTTCCGTCAAGTAGTTCTATAATTTTCATTTTGATTCTGTTTTGAATGTTGCTTCGTACCATTGCTCAAAGGGAACACGAAGCAGGGCATCGTGGTAGGCCATACGCAAGGTGACCTTCTCAATCAGTTCTATGTCTTTGAGGATTGATTCGGATATGTCTGCCGACTTCAGTTGTCGGAGCAGTTGGGAGATAGTTTCGTATTTCATTTGATTGGTTTTATTTTTCAGCAAATTTTTTAGTCATATATTCTTCGTACCGACTGCAGTAGTATTTCATTGCGTCGTAATAATCTTCGTGCATCGGGAAGTCAATTAAAAACTCCTCAGTAGCATCTTCCCCTGCCCTATGCCCATCAAAGTGCAGTAGGACTGCAAGGTGGTCGGGATTGTAGCCATATGAAAATATGGCATTAGGCTCAATGTATATCATTTCTTTTTTCATTCTTCTGATGCTACTTGAGTTGCCCAATTCATCCACTTAATGTAGGTGTCATTGTCAAGGTTTGGTATATCCCTGTAAATGGATGTGGTCGGGTATGCGGTGGTGTTGGTATAGCCATCCTCGTTGTACGACTCCTCTATGTATGTGATTTGCATCTCGTACTCGTAGAAGTCAGCAACGTGGGCAAAGCCGAGCCACTTGGCAAGAATCTCATCGGAGTTCTTGTCATCGGGGTTGTAGTCCTCAAGGGCATCCCAATAAGACTGCGGTAGTAGGTCGGCATCTTCAAGCCAAAACTTTAGGTCGTTGTATGTGAATATCATCTTACAGGTTAATTAGAAATTCAACAAAGGCAAGGCTACCGATAAGGCAGAAGATAATCGCAGCAGAAGCGATTGTCTTGGCGATAAGAACTTTTAAATTATGCATTTTCGTTGATTGTTTCGGTAAGTAATTCCTCAAGGTCTAAATTCTTGTTAGCGTATTCATATAAGGATACGTATGCAAGTTGAGCAAGGCTCGTTATCGGACCAAATTCCATTGTGTCCCAATCGTCGCATGGAGCAAGTTCCCTGCATATATCCCAACAATTATTGTAGTATATGCAGTCATTGTCTATGTCATTCTGAAGCTGCTCGCAAAGCTCGCCGTAATCGGGAGTATTGCCATTGGCAACTTCTTCGTTAATATATTCCTTTAACGATTCTTTTTGCTCATCGAGCCATTCGTATTTATCAAACATTTTGATTGGTTTTAGAGATTGGTTTTATTTTACTGTTATATGAAAGCGACTGCTATCTAACTTGTAGCTGCCTGTGTAGTAAAGTTTTGCTTTACTTAAAATACGCTGCGCATCACGCTTTGTATAGGCGGTTACACCATATGCCGCCTTAAAGCCATTATGGTCAATAAGACAGTTGTCAAGGTAAGAAAAGTATTCTGAGTTTTTCATCTGATTGGTATTAAATGTTTTTCAAAAATAAAGCAAAAGTTTTAAACAACCAAAAAAAATAAATAAAAAAAGAGGGCTACTGCCCCCCTTCATATTCACATAGCAATTTGCCTTATGTACGAGTCGTGCTTAATGATTTCACTTAATGGTGGAATCCACCCAATAGCATTATCATCGCCCGTTGCTGAATTGCCTACGGACTTATATGTGGAGCTTACAAGATGAGCGCAAAGTTTAGCTCTGTCAAAAACATAAGCAATGTCATTTTCTGATTTTAGAATATAAATATAATAATCAGATTTGCTTGCAAGTATGCCCGAGTCTTCGTTGCGATTTGTATTCTTGTATTCTATATAAATATTAGGTTCGTTTGGTGTGCCGCGCTTTGTAGCCCAATAGTATGCCTTCTCATCATACTTTATCTCAAACGTGATTACTAAACTTTTCTTTGTTGCTTTAATATCCCAATCATAAAACTTTCTCGGAGGAGCCTTTTCTATTTTATAACCAATAGACTCAAGATATGTGCTAAATTTTGCCTCACCTATTGTTCCTGCTTGATTCATCAGTAAGCGTTGTATAGTGTCTCAAGCTCCTGCAACCTACCTCTCAAGCAAGAGCCGCAGTTCGTTGGCTTCACGGAGTCTTTAAATACTCGGTTGTAGATTCTATTCACCTCCGTCTGCTCAATCGCAGTCACGGTGTTCCTTCCTCGCATCGTGCCGACAAAATCGTATTCTTCTTTGGTCAAGCATTCGGGCTTCCTATACCTAAATAACTTGTTAAGTTTCTCTTTACGAGCATCGCAACCGCAGTCCACGCCTGTGGCTTCGCTGAACCAATCTACCGCAGCCTTGATGCCTGTGGTGGTTGTGATTGCTTCTATGGTATCACCCAAGCCGCTTTGCTTCTTTGTACGCTTCGTAGGTGTCTTGACAGTCTTCTTGGATTCGCTCTCTTGCATTTTTTAGTGTGTTAAATATGGAACGTGCTGATATTTTTGTTTCATCCGCTAAAGTACGGATGCTCATATCTGTGTTGTGGTATAAGGCAAATATCTTTTTATCGTACCAATGCCAATCGGTTTGTGTTGACCATACCCTATCATAAAGGGCTATGAGCTGCACCTCTGCATCTTCGTTGGTATCTTCAAAGATAAACTCCTCAAGAATGTCCACGTCTACGAATTCAAATCTTGCTCGTTGGCGCATCAGGGTGGCGTACATATTTCGCAGCGTAACGTACACAAAAAAAGTGTTCACCTCCGTTTCATTGTACATTATCTTCTCCGCATCGTCAACGTATTTGTACAATCTGACGTACATCTCCTGCGTAAGCTCTTGGGCAAGGTCATCACTCGCCCCAAAGCTCTTGCACATCCGAATCCAATCGGTCTGCCGCTTTGCTAATACTGCGAGGAGTCCCAAGTGATTTCTACAATTACAACAAACAGAGCAAACTGAACCGTGTGCATCACAATATCTTCTTCAAGATAATCGGTCTTTGACCAATTTGCCCCAATTACAAACCCATAGATGGGATATAAGCCTACATTAAAATTCATCGAATGTGCGTTTAAGAGTTAGATACAATTCCTTGTATTTAGATAACTCCACTACGACCTCGTTGAGTTTATTTAGTTCCTGCATCAGCCCCTCAAAGTCGGGCTTGTCCATAGTTGCCATCGGGTTATCCTGAAGAACAAGGCAAGCCACATTGTAGTAGTGCTGATAGTCTCCATAGATTAAACGTGATTGATGCATCCTTACGGCATAGGCTACGCTTGAATGGTCTTTGTCTATAGCCTCTCCGAGTTCGTGAAGTGTGGCGTGACTTCTGAATGCTGATACGAATGCTGCTCGTGCCGTGCTTTCTTTATGCGCACGGCTTCCGTTGTCTTGGAAGCCAAGACGCGCATAGTATTGTTCTTTACTTACTTTTAGTTGACGTATTTCAAATGGTCTCATTTGCATTTGCAGTGTTTAGCCCTGCCCTCTTGGTGATTGGTTATTATTTTAGCGATTGGCATAGTAAAGTGCTTGTGGTCTTTCAGTCTTTTAAACTTCATCTCACTCGCCCACTCCACTAAATTGTCATCTTTGTCTTGTACTATGGTGTAGTCCACCACAAGGTAGTCCACCCCATCTACTGCAAAGCATTCGTACTTCTGAAAGGGTGAGAATATCTGCTTCATAGCGAGTCCTCAATTATCCCTTGCAGGCGTTGTATCTCGTAAATCATCTGCTCGCTATCAACTCGCAGCTTGGAGTTGGCCAAGTACATCTCGTTCATCTTGCCTTCGGTGAATTGGCGGTAGTCAATAAACTGCTGCAAAAGGAGGTCTGCATAGTGGCAAGACATAACGTGGTGCAGTAGGTCATCCTGTACTTCTCTGCCGTTTGCTTTATCTGCTGCTTGCTTGGCAAGCCACATCGCAGTACCTGCAAGCATAAGTTGCTTCTCCCGAATGTAAAGGTCGTGTGAGTCATCAGAAGGGTACATCGCTCGCAGGTGTTTCATCTAATTTTATTGGCAGCAAGTTACGGCCATTTATCACAAAACCGACATTCCCCAACACGCTCTGTAAAACAAGCGGAGTTTCAAGGGGCGTTACTCGCCCACCCGACTCCATCTCCTTGACCTTTCGAACGTGGATGTGGGTGTATATCCAATCGGTCTCGTGAGAAATCATCCTATGTATCACTACTACCGAGTCGCTACGGTTGCCCCACTTACCCCCCCCTTCAATGTCTGATGTGTTGGGAGGCATGGCCATGCCCTCGTACTTGTGGCCTTTGTAGAATGTTTTGCGCATCGCCTCCGTTACGGGGTGAGCGTTTACGATTGTGGTGACGTTGTTCTGATGGGCGAACACCCGAAGGGCAGAGGCTACCTCGTAGTGGTATTCGTGCATCCCTGTCTTGCCTAATTTTTTTTGGTCTGTTGATAGGGAATTGTAGGGGTCTATCAAAGCACCCGTATAGTTCCATTCATTCTTGACGGAGTTCATTATCTCAAGAAGTTCAAAGGCGGTGAATAGCCTGTTGCCGTCTATGAATTGGAAGTACTCGTTGATGAAGTCCAACTTGCGGAACATCATCCCCTCATCAATCCCTTGAATGGGTTTGCATACCAAGAACTCAATGAGCTTGCGCTTTAGGCTTGGCACTTCGTTCTCTGCGGAGTAAATAAGCCACTTCTTGCCGAAGTTATACGACTGCAAGAGCATAAGGTAAAGCAGCGTATGGGTCTTGCCCACGTTGGCGTGGCCAACTACGACTACAAACTCACCTTCTTTGAGGCGCAGGTATTGGTCTACTTCATAGACACCGAGCTTACCTGTGTCGTAGTACTTGCCCTTGAGCGCACGTTGAAGATATGGTAACGAAGATTCGTTTGAAAGGAGGTCGGGGTGTATCATTGATTCTGATTGGTACGGCTAAAATAAACAAAAAATTTAATAAAGCAAAAAAAAAACCTCCCCGAAGGGAGGCTTCACGCAACGTCCTAATTTAAAACCAATCAGAAAGGGTCGTTGCGATTTGCAAAATGCTCGGTGTGTGAGGCAGGAGCAGCACTCTGCCCTGTCATCCAAGCGTTAAAGGTCTCTGCGTTCGCAAGGATGGTGTTCACATCGTGTTGCGCAGCACAAGCGTACTCAACCGCAGCCTTTAGAGCAACCTGTCGGATGATTGAAAGTGAGCGCTCATCGTTATTTTTAGGCGCAGATGGAGCTGATTGGTTATAGCCTCCACCGCCAAAAGCATTGGCTCGTTGGATTTTCACCGTGCCTTTCTCGTTCTTGGTGTACTCCACGTCTTCGCCTACAGCATAGGGTGGGGTCTGTGATTTAGCAAAGGCAGTACCGAAGTCTCCATTGTCGAAGCGAACTTCGAGCTTGAATAAATCCTGCCATTGACCTGTTGGGGTGATTGAAATAATTTTAGGCATAATAGATTGGTTTTAGATAAATAGAATTGATTGCTGCTCCAAAATTTCAATACGAGCTTCAAGCTCTTGTATCTTGTTTTGTAGTGCTTGGATTTGTGCTTGTTGCACTTGCACCATTTCGGTGTATACGTCTGCTGAGAATGATAAAGTCATAACTGATTGGTTTAAGTTCCTGACAAAAATAAACAAAAATTATGAATTGACCAAAATTCCATTAAAAGTAATTTCTGCCGTGTCTTTGCCAATACTTGTGTCGTGTACCAACTTTAAGGAATGCACATATTTTCGGGAGTCATCCTTTACGCCACCCCAAGTCTTAAATGTGTCAAGGGCAAACTTCACCGCCATAATTGCATTGTCAATATCGTAGCGGTAGTTTACCTTGCAATGGATGTGTACGTCTTTTATCTCTTGCAGGTCGTACTTCTCAAGCTGCGACATTACCTCCTTTGATACCAACTCCTTTGCCTTCACACGTGCAGTCCAATGCTTTGATGCATAGAAGGCGTTTAGGCTTGGAACCTTACCTACGACAATCTTGTAGGTCAATTATCGGGGATAAGGTATCCGCATTGGATGGCGAAGTGCAGGTCTATCTTGGCAATATCACCAAGTAGCTCTTGTTCTTTGTACTTCGCCTGTTGACGAGCGTTGTATGTGTGTTCGCAGTTGGCCATCAGCGTAGCGCACTCCTCAAGGATGAAGTCTATCTTTCTGCGTTTGGCAGGGTTAGTATAGTACTGCATATCGGCCTGTTGTTGTTTGGCTTCCTTCGCTTGTTGCTCGTTGCTCATTTTGTCGTTCAAGTTCAAAATTTAGGTGTGCGATAGCCTTGCGGATGTCATCGCAGATAGGGTTGTGAGGCTTCTTGCCTGCTCGCATTAGGTAGGTGAGAGCCGTACCCAAGTTGTAGTTATCAGGTTGGAAGTCCATCACCACATCCTTCGCCTCTATCTTCAACGTCTTGCCGATGTAGTACTTTGGTGTCATTAGCCAAAGGTACATCATCCCAATAAATAAAAATGTGGTCAGTCATTTGGTCAATTCAAATTTATTTTGTTTTTTATACAAGTTAAGTAGTTAGCTTAATTACTTAATCAACTGTTAAGTTAACTTAAGTTAGTAATTAGTCAACTTATAACTTAACTAAGCCAAATATAGAAGTTGCGTTCTAACGCATCCAAATACCTCAAGGTAGGCAATCCCCTATCTTTTGCATTTAAACGCAACAGAAGCCAAATAAACCTACTCTACGAGCTTATCTATCCACTTCTTGATGAAGTACGCAGCAACAAGGATAAGCCCAAGCATAACTGCTGCACCTTCAAAAGTCCATCCCCTCTGCTTCTTCTCCTTTGTGAGAATCTTGGTTTGTGTCACTCGGATGGTATCAGGCAGGCATAGTGCCTCAACGAACACCTTTCGGTCGATGTACTGAAGCTGAAGGCGTACCTTGTCTTGGTAGATTGTCGTGTCCTTGTAGAGTTCGAGCGTGTCGGTTAGGTACTTTGTCTGCGTCACAATTACCGTATCCCTTACAACTACACTCTGAAGGATGGGTTTCACAGTAGCGCAACTGCTAACTACCGCAAGAGTCGCAGCCATCGGGAGAATCCACATTGCAAGTCGGTTGGGGTTTAGTTTCAAGGGAGTCAAGCCATTCATCAAAAGAGGAGGTATTTAGTTTTGCCATTGTGCTTAACTGCTTTTAGGATTTGTTTGCGATTCTTGCTACTTGAGTAACTAACGTGAACCCACGATGGCGCAGTATCAGAGCCAAATTCCCAAATGAGTTGGTCAAAGTCTAAATTGTCCTTTATCCAATGGAACAACACATCGTTGCCTGCTTCGCACTTTAGGTCAGCAGCTTGCCCCTGCACGTGCTGCGAGGTCTTTGCTCCCCCTACTTTGCTATTCACCGCAGGGCTGCGGTATGCACTCGTTACTTTCACCGCACCTAAGGCATCTCTCGTGGGTTGTAAGACGTTTTCTGCAAGCGCACGGAGGTTGGGTTCCAAATGCTTGGGTAAAGCGTTAGGAAGCCCTGTTTTTGTAGCAGTCAGTTCTTGGAGGGTAAAGTTCTTGGTCACATTTTTAATATCAAAAGTTGGACATTTTACACATTATGCTCATTTGACTTTACACTTTGCACTTTTTGCATAGTGCTTAATGTGCCTTTAATTGCACAATTTGTAGTCATAATGTACATTAAAACGTACATTAACAGGTAAAGTGCGCCTTAATGCACATTTTAACGACCCTGTGACTTGTAGGGCTTAGAGTAGTTCTTACTCGCCTTGTTCGTGCTTGCACTCTTGGAATGCTTGCCTCGCTTCTTGCTCTTACTTATTCGTTGGCTTACCGCCTGCGTCTTCGCCATCTTTAGGGTCTTTTAGAAACATAAGTGCGAATGCACCCATCATAAACGCACTCACCTCCGTGAGCGTGGCCTTCTCGTAAAACACAAGCACAAAACAAAGGCCGATGATTATCAGCCCAAGTAGAGTAGTCTTCGGGTTACCGAAGATGCGCTCAATTAGCACCTTTGTCCTTCAGGTAATCTCTGCGCCACTTCCATAAGGTGTATCCCAATGAGGCAACAAGTACTGCAAGACCAAAGGCTTGGTGAACGTACGATACAAGCAGCCCTGTGCCTGTCAAAGACCAAGACGTTAGAACGCTATCGGCAGATTCTTTTGTCATCACTCACCAAACTCAATCGTTGGCAGTTTGTGGAGTTCCTCCAATGCCTTGACAATGTTGGTGACCTCAACCAAGTTAAAGCAGCCCTTTGCGATGGCGATGTTCAACGCTTCGGTCGTGACTTGTAGTGCTACGGAATGCTCCATTAGAAAGGCAATGGTGTGTTGACGGGTGAAACGGGGGGAGTGATAAGGGAATTGATTTGCCCTTGAATGCAAGCCTCAAGATTAGCAACGCCATCAACGCCAAGTTCCTCTTGAACCCAAGCCACTACGATTTCATTCGTTAGGTCAGCGTAAGGAATGAACTCCGATACTGATTCGGTAGAGAATCGTGCGGTGTTAGATAGGCTTGCGGTGTACTCGCCATCAACGCCAACCACTTCGTAGTTTGCGATTACAACGTAGTCAGATTCCGTGCCGATTGTTTCGGTGTAAAGGGCAGTTACTGCCCAAGTGTAAGTTGTCATTATGCTAAAAGGATTTTGCGGGCTACTCCGTTAATTACTACGTTCCACACGTTTGCTGATGCGTTTACTTCAGCGGCTACGGAACCTGCGTTTATTGCGGAAGTACCAACTACAAATTGATTTGAGTCAGTTGCTGCCAAAGGTTCCGCTCCGCTACCAATACAAACATTACCTGCGCCCGTTGTGATATTGTCCCCCGCTTGGAATCCAAGAGCGGTATTATTAGAACCCGTAGATAATGTCAACGCTTGGTGGCCGAGAGCAGTAACTCCCGCTGCACTCGTGTTGGTATACGCTGCCTGATAACCTACTGCTACGTTGTTGGATGCGGTATTTTCTTGTAAAGCACCACGACCTATTGCGATATTTCCTCCTGATGTGATAGTCTTAAATAATGAAAATCCACCTATTGCTATGTTGTCAGAAGCAGAGGTGTTGGAAAACAATGATGCATATCCAACACCAACATTAGTACTTCCTGCCGTATTTACATTTAAGCTAAGGCCGCCAACGGCTACGTTTTCAGAACCTGTTGTATTTGCTTGATTGGCTTGTTTACCAATGGAGGTGTTAAATACTCCTGTGGTATTTGAAGTTAATGCTTGAAAACCTACTGCGGTGTTATCCGCTCCCGTACTCAACCGCAACGCTTGGTAGCCGATGGCGGTTATGCCCAAAGCACTCGTGTTGGCGTTCGCTGCTTCAAAGCCTACGGCAGTGTTGTTAGATGCGGTGTTGGCGGTCAATGCGGAACGCCCGATAGCGGTATTACTGCTTCCCGTACTATTGCTATTTAATGCACCCGTACCAATTCCCGTGTTTGAACTTCCCGTTGTGTTACCATTTAAAGAAGCCAATCCGACTGCGGTATTAAAATTACCCGATGAACTTAAAGTTAAACTCAAACCACCTACCGCTACGTTTTCTGTTCCCGTAGTATTTGCGGTCAATGCACCGCTACCTATTGCTACGTTGTTTGAACCTGTTGTATTTGAATCCAACGCAGTTGCCCCAAAAGCCGTGTTGCTTGTAACCGCTCCCGCACCATAGTTGGTCAAAGCGGTGCTTGATACAAGCAAAGGCAAATCGTTGCCCAAGCCATCAGACAAACGCTTGAGCGTTCCCGTGATTGGCCCGTTGTCACCTACCTTGATAAGTGAGTCGTAAGTGTCCTGTGGGGTTGTCCCCGTTAAAGTTGTTCCCATAATTTTATGCTTCCCAAGTTGTTGACCAAGTGTTCCAAATTTCTACTATTGACTGCCAAACCTCCTGCTCGTTAGCACCGTAAAGGTTTGTAGTCGGATGGCCATAAGACAATGGCTGAACCATACCCCAAGAGATACTATTCGTTGCAGCAGCTTGACCCCAATAGATGTCATTGTTTGCTGCTCCCTGTCCCCAATCGCCTTGTATGCCCATTGTCTAAATAACTCTTTAACTTCACGATGTTGCTACGCTTAGGCGTGTACGTCTGTTTCTTACCACTCATAACACCCAAGATGCAAAGTTCGCATCCGTATCAGGGTAAACGTCTGCATTGTTGTTTGAGTTGTATTCGGGGAATGAGGCTTGGTTGTAGCTCATATATGTGATGAACCTGTCGGTGTAGTACTGCGCCAAGTCACGAGCCTTGCCTACCAAATAGTCAACCTCAATCTTTTCTGCGGTAGTGCTATTCTCGGAGTTGTGCTTAAACACC